AACGGATACCGGTCCTCAAACACGTTATACAAAGTTACGATACAGCTTTTTCAAAAAAAGAAACAGCAGATTATTCTGCGATTACAACTTGGGGAATATTTCAACCTGCAGAAGGATATGAAGATTGTATAATATTATTAGATGCCATTAAAGGAAGGTTCGATTTTCCAGATCTAAAAAATTTAGCATTAGAGCAATATCAATACTGGCAACCGGAAACTACAATTATTGAGGCTAAGGCTTCAGGTCAACCATTAATACACGAATTGAGAAGAGCAGGTATACCTGTTGTGGATTATGTGCCTGCTAAGGGTAGAGATAAATATACAAGAATAAACTCAGTAGCGCCCATATTTGAGTCTCAAATGGTATATGCCCCAACAGATGAAAAGTTTGCTCAGGATGTTATTGAAGAAGTTGCGGCTTTTCCTAATGGTCAATTCGATGACTATGTTGACTCTATGACCCAAGCGGTGTTAAGATTCAGACAAGGCGGATTTGTTACAACATATCAAGATGCGTTGGATGAACCCAATTTTAAAATAGAAAAAGATTTTAGATATTATGGCTGAAAAAAAAATTAAAGGTAAAGTCGCAACAGCGGTAAAAGAATTTTACGACACTGTTCCGCCTAACAGAGATCCTCGTATGACTGGTGCAAAATACAGAAAATATTTAAGAGGATTGAGAAAAGCTTCTCGATCATCACTTCTTGCACAACTTAACAAAAAAGGTTTGACTGTACCATTGAGTAAAGGGGCTGGAAAGTTTTTTAAAAATATCGGAGTTTTCCCTGCAGTATCAAAGGCTAAAGCGGTATCAGATGCTAAAGATATAATTAACAATCCAACATCAAAATCTTTTATTCAAAGAAGAATGACTTTAAGTGGTCTTGGATCTCAAGCAGCAAAAGCAGCCAAAGCTACAAAAGTAGGTAAGATCGCAGCCGGTGTTGCAGCAGCAGCTTTAGCAACAAAAGCTGGTTTAGAAAAAATGTACGAGAAAAGAACTGGTAAAAAACCATTTACAAAAAGACCTAAGAAAAAAATGGGTGGCGGTATGATGAAAAAAGTTCCTGGATATAAAAAAGGTTCATTAAATCAAGGAACATTTTCTATCGGTCCTTTCAAACCTAAACCAGGTGGGTCAAAACCCTCTTTGGATGATTACGATCAAATGAAAAAAATTAGAAAAAAAATGGGCGGTGGTCTTACTGAGGCTACTAAAAGATTAAAAGCACAAGGATTAAAAACTGGTGGGAGTGCCTGCAGAGGTATGGGTGCTGCACTAAGAGGTGGAGATTTTAAAGGAGTTAAGTAATATGGCTGACATCACTTTCAAAGAATATTTAGAGGGTAGATCTAAAGAAGAAATGATGAAAAACAGACAAAAGTTAATGGATGATTATAAAGAATTTTTAAGAAGACAAAAAGTAATGGAGCAAAAAACTATGGCAAAAGCAGGTAAAATGATGAGTAGACTAACAGGTGGACAAGCAAAGTTAGACAAAAATAAAAATAACAGAATTGATGCACAAGATTTTAAAATACTTCGAGCTGAAAAGGCAAAAGGTAGAGGTCAAGGTTTACAAGATGAAAAGATGAAACCTGGTAAAGTTATGAAAGCGTCAATGGGTCGAGGTATTGGTTCGGTAGCGGGAAAAAGTGCTAGGGAACAAGCTCCAGAAAAAAGAAGAGATAAAAGAAAAAAAAGAGATCCAATGACACCTGAACAAAAAATGAGACAAAGGTTAGCCCCTACACAAATGATGGGTGGTGGTATGACAATGACTAAGCCAGAACAAATGAGCTACTATGGTGGTGGTATGATGCAAAGACCAAACCCAATGAGAGCAAAGGGTGGCGTAATGGTAAAGGTTAAACTAGGTAGAAACAAACCTACTAAGACATACTAGGAGGGTTAATGGCCCTCAAGGAACTACTCAGAAGGGGAATACAGTCACTTCTAAAAAAGAAAAAAACTGACCCAGTGTCTGGTGAAACTCAAAAGTTAATTACCTACACACCACAATCAAAAACGCAAACAGCAAAACAATTAGCTAAACAAGATG